GTCCTTGAAGTTTCTCGTGATGGACGAGTACGCAGACATGAAGCCTGACGTATGGGAGCAGATCCTCCGTCCAGCACTAGCTGACCAAAAGGGTTCAGCGATGTTCATAGGTACGCCTATGGGTAGAAATCATTTTTATGAGTTATACAAATTTGCGGAGCTAGGAGACGATGAGACTTACAAGGGGTGGCACTTTACCAGTTATGACAACCCACTCCTCGACCCTCACGAAATTGATACAGCAAAGAAGTCAATGTCGAGCTACGCCTTTAGACAAGAGTTCATGGCCTCATTTGAAGCAAGAGGCTCCGAAATGTTTAAAGAAGACTGGGTACAATACGGAGAAGAACCAGAAGTAGGTGATTACTACATTGCTGTTGACTTGGCTGGTTTTGAAGAAGTAAACAAGAAACGAACAAAGAATACAAAACTTGATGAAACCGCAATCGCTGTTGTTAAAGTTAGCCCTGATGGTTGGTACGTTGATAACATTATACATGGGCGGTGGAGCCTTGACGAGACTGCCACCAAGATATTTCAGGCCGTTAGAGACTACAGACCCGTCAGTGTTGGTATTGAAAGAGGGATAGCAAAGCAGGCGGTAATGAGTCCTCTGATGGACTTACAGAAGCGCTACGGGACTTTCTTTAGAGTCGAAGAGTTGACCCACGGTAACAAGAAGAAGACCGACAGGGTTATGTGGGCGCTACAAGGGCGCTTTGAGAACGGTTACGTATCTATAAACAAAGGTGAGTGGAACAACAGATTCTTAGATCAGCTGTTTCAGTTTCCAGATCCACTAACTCACGATGACTTAATTGATGCACTAGCGTACATAGATCAGTTAGCAAAAGTAGCATATCACTATGACTACGAAATTGACGAACATGAAATACTAGATGTAGTGGCAGGATACTAATGGTTTTTAGAAAGTTTAATACATATGGAATCTACGCTATTTCTGCCGTAGTGTTTTTTACACTAGGTTACAGCGTAGCAATAATCTAAGGATAATACTATGGCAGAAGAACTCTTAAGCCCAGACCCCTTGATGATTCAAGAGTCTTTAGAAGAATGGGTAATGACTAAGTGTGAAGATTGGCGTGATTACTATGAATCAAACTACGAAGCAAAGTTTGAAGAATACTATAGGCTATGGCGAGGTCAATGGGATCCTGCTGACTCAGAAAGAGCATCAGAGCGTTCTCGTATTATTTCTCCTGCGCTTCAGCAGGCTGTAGAGTCTAACGTAGCAGAGCTGGAAGAAGCTACGTTTGGTCGTGGCAAGTGGTTTGACATTGCTGACGACAAGAATGATACAGAGCGTCAGGACATTCAGTACCTGCGAAATAAATTAACAGAAGATTTTGAAAGCTGTAAAGTCCGCAAAGCTGTCGCAGAGTGTCTAATTAACGCTGCCGTGTTTGGCACAGGTGTTGGGGAGGTTGTCCTTGAAGAAATTAAAGAAATGGCTCCAGCGACTCAACCCGTTATGGGTGGTGATCTTACGGCTGTGGGGGTTAACATTACAGATAGGGTTGTTGTTAAGCTCAAACCTGTATTACCCCAGAACTTCTTAATTGATCCTGTAGCTACGTCTGTTGATGACGCGTATGGTGTAGCTATTGACGAGTTTGTATCAAAGCACAGCGTAGAACTTCTTCAAGAACAAGGTGTGTATCGTGAGGGATATATTGATTCAGCAGCTCCTGACACAGATTTAGAACCAGACCAAGACCTTACAATTTACAACGACGATAAAGTTCGTTTAACAAAGTATTATGGTCTTGTACCTCGTGACTTAATTGAAGCAGAAGGTGTAGAAGTAGAAGATAAGTCTATGTACGTTGAGGCTATCGTGGTTATTGCCAACGGTGGTACTCTCTTGAAGGCTGAAGCTAACCCTTACATGATGGGTGACCGCCCTGTAGTTGCGTTTCCTTGGGACGTTGTTCCGGGGCGCTTCTGGGGCCGTGGAGTTTGCGAGAAAGGCTACAACAGTCAGAAGGCTTTGGACACCGAGCTACGCGCACGTATCGACGCACTGGGCTTAACGATTCATCCTATGATGGCTATTGACGCTACACGTTTACCCCGAGGAGCTAAACCCGAGGTACGTCCGGGCAAAATGATTCTTACTAATGGAGATCCCCGTGAAGTACTACAACCGTTCAACTTTGGTCAAGTTAATCAAATTACTTTTGCACAAGCTGGAGCGCTTCAGCAAATGGTTCAGCAGGCTACAGGAGCCGTTGACTCCGCTGGTATTGCTGGACAGGTTAACGGAGAAGCAACAGCAGCAGGTATAAGTATGTCTCTTGGCGCTATTATTAAGCGTCATAAACGTACACTGATTAACTTCCAGCAGTCGTTCTTACTTCCTTTTGTAACTAAAGCTGCTCACAGGTATATGCAGTTTGACCCTGAAAACTACCCCGTAGCTGATTATAAGTTCAACGCTACGTCTACTTTGGGAATCATAGCTCGTGAGTACGAAGTGACACAGCTGGTGCAGCTCTTGCAAACTATGAAGCAAGACAGCCCGTTGTATCCCGTACTAATCCAGAGCATTATTGACAACATGAATCTGTCTAACCGTGATGAGTTGATTGCAACAATGCAACAAGCTTCTCAGCCTGATCCTCAAGCTCAACAAATGGCTATGGCTGCACAACAGGCTCAAGTTGAGTTCCAGCAAAGTCAAACAGCTGCTCTTAATGCACAAGCTGCTGAGTCTCAAGCACGAGCTGCCAAGTACGCTATTGAAACTCAACTGGCTCCTGAAGAACTTCAAATTGAAAAGATTGAAGCAATTACTCGTAATCTTAAAGAAGGCGATCAAGAAGACAAAGAGTTTGAGCGTAGACTTAAAGTTGCAGATGTACTTTTAAAAGAAAGCAAAATAGAAGGTAAGAGTCCAAATGCTAATGACACAAACGGAAATGAACAGCTTCTTACACCAAATCAACCAAGCGTTCCAAGAGCAATTCAACAAATTGGACTTGCTGGAGAACCGGGTCAAAGAACTGGAGGAGAAGGTTAATGCCACAGAAAAAGGATCCAAGACTAGCACGAGCAGGAGTAAGCGGGTTCAACAAACCAAAGAGGACTCCTAATCACCCAACAAAGTCTCACGTAGTTGTAGCTAAGGAGGGCGACAAAGTAAAAACAATACGCTACGGACAGCAGGGGGTTAGTGGTGCAGGTAAAAATCCTACAACCGCTAAAGAAAAAGCACGACGTAAGTCTTTTAAGGCTCGTCATGCTAAAAACATAGCTAAAGGCAAAATGTCTGCAGCTTATTGGGCTAATAAATCTAAATGGTAAGGAGATAGTTATGCCAATGGTAGGAAAGAAAAAGTATCCATACACCGCTAAGGGTAAAGCCAAAGCTAAAGCAGCTGCCAAACGCACAGGCAAAAAAGTAAAGAAGATGAAAAATTACTAATGCCTAAGAAAAAGAAAAAGGCAAACGATGCGTGTGCAAAGAAGGTCAAAGCTCGTTACAAAGTATGGCCTTCTGCGTATGCGTCTGGTGCTGTAGCTAAGTGCCGTAAGGTAGGCGCTAAGAACTGGGGTAACAAAAGTGGCCGTAAGAAAAAGTAAAAAAGGTGCCGCACTTAAAAAGTGGTTTAAGGAAGATTGGGTTGATGTAAAGACTGGAAAGGCTTGTGGTCGTAAGTCTGCTACTAAATCTAAGCGTCCGTACCCCTCATGCAGACCCAAAGCTGTCGCAGCTAAAATGACTAAAGGTGAAAAAGCCTCATCATCTCGACGTAAAACTGGGCCAGCTAAGATTAAACACGCAGTAACAGCTTCAGGAAGAAGGCGTAAAACTACCAAAAGTAAGAAATAACTCTTGACAAAGCCTTAAAAATATGTTATAATAATACTATGTACTTAGTACATATTTATATAAACTACAGAGATAACCTACGAGGGCCTCATGGATCAGGAAACACAACAATACTACGACACATATTTTAGTCTTTTTCTTACTGATGGTTGGAAACAACTAATGCAAGACTTTGGTAACAATGCTATTCAGATTAATAGTATTGAAGCCGCTAAAGACGGTGACGATATGTTTTTTCGCAAAGGACAACTAAACGTATTAGCCCATTTGCTCAATATGGAAACTATTGTTAAAACTAACTACGAGGAAGCTACTAAGCCTCCAGAAGAAGATGATTAAAGTATTTGACTTTCGTTGTACCAACGGACATATTTTTGAAGAATTTGTAGATGGTAACGTAACAACCAGTAGGTG